GCGAACACCAGCGCGCATCTTCTCACGCATGTCATCGATCTCGGCAAGTGTTGCAGCATCAAACTGACGATAACTATCCCACACACCGTTCGCCTCTGGCTCAGTCATGAACTGGAGCTTGGGACCCCTCTTGCCATGCCCTGCTGACGTGCTGTGCTTCTGGGCATCCACATTGGGGATGCCAGGATAGCCATTGACCGCCACGTCAAGAGGCACTGGATGCACATCAGCCAAATCCTCTTCCGTGAAATTCTTCGTGATGTGGAGACAGTACGCTTCGACACACGCGCGCATGATCATCTCATTCATACTGTGCGTCGGGTGCAAGTACTTCTCCAAAACCATCTGCGGTTGCTTCCAGCCAGAGTTGCGAGGGGCAGCCATGTTGTCCACAATGTCAGGTGTGAACTCGTGACCTCTCGCAAAAACATGTTGAGCATAAGGTGTGTAACCACCAGTGAACTTGGGTCTCGCAACAAAGCTCTTGAGCTGACCATGGGACATGATGTGACCATCGCGGTGGTAGTCCGTGTACAACTTGTCCTTAGATCCGAGCTTGAGAAAGCAACCAACCTGCGCAAGAGGATACGCGGGCGTGATGTACCCAACCTCTGGGTGCAACTCATCATCGAAATCTTCTCTGAACACGCGAACGGCCCAAGCAGTGCCAGTCAGAGGGTTGAAACCAGCATGGATGCCAACGATCACACTCCCAAGGGAACTGTGAATGACGAGGGGCGACCCACACTCGCCACTGATCGTGGCACGATGGGGTTGGGTACTCCAAGCCTGACACATGACATTCTCAGCACCAGAAAGCCCACGTAATCCAGAAAGCGTCACACCCACACAATCGAGCACTTCGAGAGAGTAGTCCTTGTGACGGACATAGTAGGCACTGGCGCCAACACTAGCATAACTGGCTCGCGTGAGCAGGTGCTTAATGTCTTTGAATCGACATGGCATGGCCCAAGTGGTGATGATGGCGACGTCACGGTCCGGGTAACGTTTGACCATGCGCTCATCAATCTGAAGCACAAAGCTGGGTTTGACACCCTCATCACCAAGAGGACCAACCCACACTTCAATCTTGGTGCCTTCATGACTGGGGAGAGCATGGTTGTTGATGAGCAAGGTTTGCGAATCGATCACAAGTGCCCGAGTGTGAGCCTTGCCCATGCCTTGAGGCATCATACCGTGCACACACGTGAGCACAACATTGTTGCGCATGGCAGCCTCAATCTGCGCTTCATTGTGTGGCCTGCGGACATCAACGTCCAATCTGGTTGTGCACCGTTCCTTGACAGTCCACACATTGACC